TCGAAGCCCTTACCCCAGCGTCAAAGAACGTTTTAGACGTGGATAGCAGGTTCCACAAGGTAGTCCGAACGGCAATCCGCATCCTGCGCACGGTGATTGACATGCTGCTCGCGAAACACAAACGAGTGCATATCGTGATGGCGGATGCGAATCATGATCCGGTTAGCCAGATATGGATGCGCGAATGGTTCTCCGCGCTCTATGAGAATGAGCCAAGAATCACGGTCGACCGCAGTCCGTCGCCCTACAACGCGTACGAGTTCGGCAAGACCGCCCTGTTCTTCCACCACGGCCACAAACGAAAAGTGACGAATGTTTCCGAAGTCTTTGCGGCCCAGTTCCGCGAGATGTTTGGGCGCACGAAATACGCATATGCCCACACGGGACACCTTCACAGCATCGATGTGAAGGAAAACAACCTGATGGTGGTCGAGCAGCACCGCACGCTGGCGGCGCCGGATGCCTACGCTGCTCGAGGTGGATGGCTATCTGGCCGGGACGCGCAGTGCATCACATACCATAAGGAATACGGCGAAGTCAGCCGCGTCCGGATTAACAGCAACATGCTTGCCTGAAAGAAGATTCTTCCGACCTCGCGCGGGTCCAAGAGCAACGAATGGCCACTCGAAAGACTAAGGATGAGGCAAAAGTTTTATCTCAACGCCCCTTCCCGCCAGAAATTCTCTTTGACGAGAGCAACTGGACCAAGCATTTCGTACCAGCCGATGGTCTGGTCGAGTGGATTGCCCGCGTGCTGATGGATGAGCAATCGCCTCTCCACAACCCGGATCACAACCATCTCCACTTCGCTGACATCGAATACCTCTGGGCCGCGACCGAGAACAAACGCCAGATGCGCCGGGTAGTCGGGCAATGCGAAGAGGTGAGCTTCCGTGTGGGTGCCTGGCAGAAGGGTCGCCAGGAACAGCAGATGAAGGAATGGTTCGGGCGAGTCCCGGCTTACCTCATCACTCTGGATGCTCATTACGCACGGGAATGCTCAGACGCAGAGTTCTGCTCACTGGTCGAGCATGAGCTTTATCACATCGCCCACAAGCTGGACGAGTTCGACCAGCCCGCTTTCACCAAGGATGGGCTGCCCAAGATCGGCATCCAGTCTCACGACGTGGAAGAGTTCGTTGGCATCGTACGCAGGTATGGAGTCGGCGCTGCTGCGGGCAAGACAGCCGCTCTGGTTGAGGCTTCGAAGCGTGCACCCGAGATCGGGAATGTGGACATTGCACGCATGTGTGGGACTTGCTTATTGCGCGCGGCCTAACTTGGATGCCGCTTGGAAGGATCGTAAGGAATGGCAGCACTCTCAGAAACAGTAAAACTGCGCATTGTTCAGGCGCTGGCTTGCTTCGATACGCCATCCCAGGCATCGAAGGCTATCAAAGCGGAATTTGGCCTTGATGTATCGCCCCAGCAATGCGAGGCGTACGACCCGCACAAGCGCACCGGGAATCGGCTGAGCGACAAGTATCGACAGATATTCGCCGAGACCCGCAAGACCTTTCTGGAAGACACCAGCCTGATCGGCGTCTCCCACCGGGCCGTCCGTCTGCGCACGTTGCAACGCATGATCGAGCGCGCCGAGTCGCAGGGCAATCTCTCGCTGACCGCCCAGTTGCTCGAACAGGTCGCCAAGGAAGCTGGCGACTCCTACACCAACAGACACAAGCTGGAGCACACCGGTAAGGATGGCGGCCCCATCAAGACTGCGGCCAGTCCGGTCGATCTGAGCGATGCGACCGATGAAGAACTCGATGTCCTTGAGCGCATTCTCGCTAGACGTCAGTCTGGAGCAAATCCGGGTTGAGAAGCTGCGCCGGCTGAGACTTAAGCTCGAAGCTGACCATCTTGAGTTCACGAAGCACTTCTTCAGGATTCGCCAGGGCATCGACTTCCGGGTCAACTGGCACCACGTCTACATTGCGTACATCCTCGAGAAGGTCATTCGTGGCGAGATAAAGAACGTTGTTTTCAACGTTTCGCCTGGGTCGTCGAAGACTGAAGAGGTGGTGATCAACCTGATCGCGCGCGGACTGGCTCTGAATGCCAGAGCCCGCTTCCTGCACATCTCGTATTCGGATGACCTCGCGGTACTGAACTCCGAAACGGCGCGTGAAGTCGTCCGCTCCGAGGAATACCAGCAACTCTGGCCGCGCAAGATCGCGACGGATGCGGATTCGAAGAAGCGCTGGAACGTCGAGGATGCTGGCAAGAAGGCGGGTGGCGTCTATGCCACCTCCCTAGGCGGCCAGATCACCGGTTTCCGTGCCGGCCACATGGCCGAAGGCTGGCAAGGCGCCATCCTGATCGACGACCCGCTCAAGGTTGAGGACGCCTACAGCAAGACCAATCGCGACAAGGCAAACCGCAAGATCATCTCCACGGTCAAGAGTCGTCGGGCCAATCCCGATACTCCGATCGTCATGATCATGCAGCGCCTGGCTGAGGAAGACCCTACGGGCTTCATCAAGTCCGGCGGTGTGCCGGGTGACTGGACGTGCATCGAGATTCCCGCGCTCATCACGGATGAGTATGTCGCGAAACTTCCTGAGCATATCCAGCCGCTGGTGGACAGTTCGGAGCGCGATGAAGACGGCCGGTTCAGCTACTGGCCGTACAAGGAACCGCTACAGGATCTGCTGGCGTCCGAGAAGGCCGATCGCTACGTCTTCAGCGGGCAGTACATGCAGCGACCTACACCACTGGGCGGCGGGATTATCCAGTCGGGCAAGTTTGTTCGGTATGGGGCGTTGCCTCAATTCGAGTATCGGAAGATTTATGCCGACACCGCCCAGAAGACTGCCGAGCGAAACGACTTCAGTGTGTTTCAGTGCTGGGGATTCGGCTATGACAAGCGCGCCTATCTGATTGACCAGATCCGCGGCAAGTGGACTGCTCCAGTCCTCAAGCAGCGCGCGATCGACTTCTGGAACAAGCATCTGAACGCCGAGTCTGGCGCGAATTCATCCGCGCTTCGACAGATGAAAGTCGAGGACAAATCGAGCGGCACCGGCCTTATCCAGGATATCCGGGCTGACGGCGGCATTCCGATCGAAGGCATCGAGCGCAATAAAGACAAGCTCACGCGCGTGATGGATGTCGTGAGTCATATCGATTCCGGAAACGTCTGCATTCCGATTGAAGCCGATTGGATAAGCGACTTCGTGACCGAATGCGAAAGTTTCACGGCAGACGACACGCATGCGCACGACGACCAGATTGACCCGATGACGGATGCCATCAACGACATGCTGGGCGGTCGCCGTGGCCTTGCTCAATGGGAGCGGTTAGGCGCCGGTTAATTCCGCTCAATCGAGCCACAAAACAGGATTTACTCATAGCATGTCAAAGTCACGTCGAAATCAAAAGGTTGGCGTGACGCAGCCGGTGCAGACTAACGACTCGTTCGCCAACTTTCAGGCAAGGCTTGGCTGGGGCACCGACAACCAGTCGTCTGCGTCGCAGTACACGCTGACGTATCAAAGCCGCAACCGGATCAACCTGGAGGCGGCTTACCGCGGTAGCTGGATTGTCCGTGCTGCTGTTGACGCCATGCCGGAAGACATGACGCGCGCCGGCATCGAAATGTCGGGGCTCGACCCGGAAGACATTTCCCTGATCGAGCGCGACATGATGCGCATGGCGATCTGGGATGCGCTATGTGACAACGGCAAGTGGGCCAATCTGTACGGCGGCTCGCTCGCGGTCATGCTAATCGATGGCCAGGATTTTGAGACGCCATTGCGCGTCGAAGCGATCGGCAAAGATCAGTTCAAGGGGCTGCTGATTCTCGACCGCTGGATGGTATCGCCGCCCGTTGGCGAAGTCGTGACGGAATTCGGCCCCGATATGGGCAAGCCGGTCTTCTACAACGTAATTGCTGATTACGCAGCGATCCCGAAGGCCAAGATTCACTACAGCCGCGTTATCCGCCTGGATGGCATGGATCTGCCGTTCTACCAGCGCGTCAGTGAGAACGGCTGGGGCCTGTCTGTGCTCGAGCCGATGTGGGATCGCCTGATTGCATTCGACAGCGCTTCTGTCGGTGCCGGTCAGTTGATCTACAAGGCGCATCTGCGCACGATGTCGGTGGAGAATTTCCGCGATATCGTTGCGGCCGGCGGCCCTGCCTTGGCTGGTCTCAAAGCTGCAATGGATTTCATTCGCCTCGCCCAGACCAATGAAGGTCTGACGGTCATCGATACGAAAGACACGTTCGAGACGCATCAATACTCGTTCGCCGGCCTCTCGGACATGCTCTTGCAGTTCGGTCAGCAGCTTTGCGGTGCACTGGGTATGCCATTCACTCGCCTTTTCGGACAATCGCCTAGTGGCCTTGGCGCGACTGGCGAAGGCGAAATGAAGCAATGGCATGAGAAGGTCAAGCAGAACCAGGAGCGGCGCTACCGCAATCCCTTGCATCGTCTTCTTTCGGTGATGTCCATGTCATCGCTTGGTAAGCCTTTGCCCGATGACTTTGGGTTCGAATTCCGCAGCCTTCAGGAAATGAGTGAGGCCGAAAAGGCAGATATCGCGACGAAGAAGGTCACGGCCGTCACCGGCGCAGTCGACGCCAATATCCAGAAGCCCTCTGCGGCCATGAAGGATCTGAAAGCATCGTCGCAGGTAACGGGTCTTTTTAGTTCAATCACAGATGAAGACATCAGCGAAGCCGAGGAACAGGAAAAGAACGCTCCGCCGCCTGGTGATATGGACTTGCCTGAGATTCCTACCATGCCGAAACAGACTGGAGACTCGGCGAGCGCGCTGGAATGGATCCGCAAACGCATCCGAGGAAAACAAGCATGAGCAAAGTCAATCGTATTGCCGATAGAGCCACGTTACTGATGGCTCCCTTGATGCTGAAGCTGACCGCAGAAGACTTCCCGCAAGAAAAGCGCGCGGAATTGCGCGACGCGATGATCAAAGCTTGCGTCAAAACGGCAAGCCTCATCGAACGCGAAGCCGAGCGCAGATTTGGCGACAACGACGAAGACGCCGACTCGGACGACTATAAGCGCTATCAAGCCGCCTAAGATGACTCTCACCCTTGACCGCAAGCGCGATCGCAACCCGGTCAAGACGCGAGGCGCAGAGCTTCGGTATGGCTCGCAGCTAAGGAAGGTCGCGCGGCAGGTGGGCGCGATCATCCAGCCATTCACGCCTGGCGACATGTCGCAGGTGCCGACCATCGAGCACTTGCTAAATACCTATGCCGACATGCTCAAGGGCTGGGCGACGCAGACCGCCAGCAACATGCTGATGGACGTCGCGCTGCGGGATGAGCAGACGTGGAAGACGCTGGCCAAAGACCTGTCGGCTGGCCTGCGGCAGGAGATCCGCAGCGCGCCTACGGGCGCCGTGATGCGCGCCTTGCTGGCTGAGCAGGTTGATCTGATCCAGAGCATCCCCAAAGAGGCGGCTCAGCGTGTGCATCGGCTCACGCTCGAAGGTCTTGAAGACAGCACGCGATTCACTGAGATCGCCAAAGAGATACGGAACTCGACTGGTGTCGCGGAGTCGCGAGCGATCTTGATAGCTCGCAGTGAGGTTTCGCGTACAGCCACTACGCTGACGCAAGCTAGAGCGGAGTCTATCGATAGCCCTGGCTATTTCTTCACGACATCGCATGACGGGACCGTAAGACCGTCGCATAAGGCGATGGATGGGAAATTCGTGGCGTGGAACGATCCGCCAACACTTGACGGCATGACCGGCCACGCGGGATGTTTTCCAAATTGCCGATGTTTTTGTACCGTCGTGCTGCCCAAATAAGAAGGATGACGTACAATGGGCGAGGCCCCGACGTGTTATCAGCACGACGAGGCCTCTAACCAAACCCCTACCTGTTACGAGGTGAGCGGCATGGCTGACGCCATTGTATCGCAGTTCCCCATTGTTACCCGAGCCGAGGCCGAGGCGTCTGGCATGAAGCGGTATTTCACTGGGTTGTCATGCATTGCTGGGCACGTGAATGAGCGCTACGTTTGCAATAATCGATGCGTCACATGTGACAGAATTCGCCAAGATGAGCGCAAAGCAAAGCGGGTGAAGCAAGACCCGGCTCTGACGGCAAAGCGCAAGGCCGATGCACTTAGGATGGGCCGGGAAAAGCAGGCTCAACTCAGAAAGCTAAAGCCGATGACTGCCCGCCAAGCGGCAGAGGAAGCCGGAGAAAGCCAATACTTTACTGGCGTACCATGCAAAAATGGGCATGTCGGGAATCGCTTCACTGGGAGCGGCACATGTATGCAGTGCGCATACGAGAGAGCGAGAAGTAGAAAAGAGGAAAACACTGCATACGCAGCGCAATGGCGCGCGGCAAATCCAGGCAAGGTTGCCGAAGTACTAAGGCGCCATCGAGAGAAAAATAAGAAGGTATTGCTTGAGCGGGCACGAGTCGCCTACGCTAAAGACCCGATAAAGAACCGCGCCAGAACGAAGCGCTGGCGCGAAAGAA